GATGAATTTCATCCCCATTTTTTTTATAAAAACTAAGAAATTTAGTTACTATAATATATAACCACAAAGAAAGGGGACACATGGCAAAAAGAAAAAAGAAAAAAGAAACAGACGATTTTACAGAAGACTTAATAAAATCCTTGAATAAGGATCACGGAGCTCGGATTGCGTATAATTTGTCAATTGATACATCACCAACTCACGTTGAACGTTGGATATCGACTGGTTCGAAACAACTCGACTATATAATATCTGGAAAGACGAATGGTGGATTACCTGAAGGTCGTATTGTAGAAATCTTCGGTCCGCCGTCGATTGGTAAATCACATCTAGCAATTCAGGTTGCTAGATCAACCCAGGAGCTTGGTGGAATAGTTGTCTATATAGATACTGAGAACGCAACATCCGTTGAAAATCTGGGCCTTTTAGGGGTTGACATATCTAAACGATTTGTTTATGTCGATACTCATTGTACTGAAGAAGTTTTGAGTATCGCTGAAAAAACGATATTGAAAGCAAAAGCTATGGACAAAGATATTCCAGTAACTATAATTTGGGATTCCGTTGCTGCTACGTCACCAAAGGATGAGCTTTTGGGAGATTATGACAAACAAACGATTGGTTTGAATGCTCGTGTAATTTCGAAAGGTATGAGAAAAATCACTGGTGTTATTGCAAATTCAAAAGCATTAATGATTTGTTTGAATCAAATACGAACCAAAATTGGTGTAATGTACGGAGATCCGACGACGACGCCTGGTGGGAAGTCAATTCCTTTTCACTCTTCTGTCAGAATAAAACTAGGTGCTGGTCAGCAAATTAAAGATAAGAAAGGAACTGTTATTGGAATTAATGTTTCGGCAAAAACCATAAAGAATAAAGTAGCTCCTCCTTTTCGTACCTGTCTTTTCGAAATTCATTTTGGTAAGGGGGTTTTTGAACATGAACAAGCTTTTGATGTTATTAGAAAGTTTTGTAAAGAGAATGGTCCTGTATCGCACGAAAATATAGCAGTAACCATTGAGGGTACTGGGGCATGGAAACATCTTACTGTATGTTCCACAAAGAATGGTGACATTATTTTGGAAAAGAAATTCTACAAAGCAGATTTTGCTGAGATATGGGATAATCCAAAATATAAACCGTATGTTAATTTAGTGTTTAATGCAGCTCATGCTACGTTGATGGGTAAAGTTTCAAATGCAGAAGTTGATGCTGAAAGTTTCGAAGAAATAAGACAAATATCGATTGATTTAGAAGAAATAAACGAGGGTTTAAAATGAATTCAGGTCCAATATTATTAATAGATGCGTACAATGTATTTGCGCGTTCATATATCGTAGTTCCAATTATGTCATCGCATGGGCATCACTTAGGCGGGTCAATTGGGTTTATGAAATCTCTTAGCATGTATGCTGAAAAGTTTAAACCATCTCGGATTATAGTTTGCTGGGAGGGTGGAGGTTCTGCTAGAAGAAGAAAAATTCTGCCTGAATACAAGATGAATCGAAAACCCATAAAATTAAATCGTTCTGAAATATATGAAGATCTTCCAGACACAAAAGAAAATTTTAATTATCAAATAGTACTCACAACAAAGTTGTTGAAGAATATTCCAGTTCAGCAATTATATGTTGATCAGTGCGAGGCTGATGATATTATTGGGTACATATCTAGGTATAGTTTTCCTGACGAAGAAAAGTTGATTATTTCAATGGATCAAGATTTACATCAATTGTTATTAGACAAGACAAAAACCAAACAATGGTCTCCATCTACGAAAAAAATGATGAATGGAAGTTATGTTCTAGAACGTTATGGGGTAAGTGTTGAAAATTTTATTACTGCTAGATCATTTATTGGTGATTCCTCTGACGGCATCAAAGGAATAAAAGGTTGCGGATTTGCTTCAATTGTAAAGAGGTTTCCGGAATTAGCTGGAAATGAGTTTGTCAGCGTTGACGACATACTTAAGTTATGTGAGGAAAGAAATAAAGTAAAACCTCTCAAACTTTTTAAGAATATATTAGAAAATCCAGAAATACCAAAGCGAAATTGGAAACTTATGTATCTAGATATTAGTAATTTAGCTGCGCAACAAATAAATGATCTCAGAGAAAAAGTTGCCATATATAATCCAGAAACGAAAAAAATCAACATGATTCGTGAGTTAATAACAGAAGGAGCTGAACTTCCTAGAAACATTAACATTGATCGTTTATATATGCGATTAAATTCCTGTATAAAAAAATAATCACAAGGGTAATAACAAACATGTCTAACACTAAAATCGCAACCTCCGCGAACACCACATTCAGTCGTTATGGAAAACCTTTTCAAGAAAAAATATTTCAAGGTTTAGCCAGCGACAAAGACTGGGCAGCTCAGATGCATGAAGTAATGCATCCTGACTACTTCGATCTAAAATACTTACGTTATTTGTGTGACAAATATTTCGAATATTACACAGATTATAGATGCTTTCCAACTATGCAACTTTTAATTCAAGTTGTTAAAGATGACTTAAAATCCGGAAATGACACTCTATTGAGAGATCAAGTCATTGCATTTTTGCAACGCATGAGAATGAACATGCATCCAGAAGATTTGCCGTATGTTAAAGAAAAATCTTTACAATTCTGTAAACGGCAAGCTTTTAAAGAAGCGTTGACTAGCGCAGTTGAATTAGTGCAAGGAGAACAATTCGAATCAGTTGTTGATCTCATGAGAAAAGCTGTATCTGTCGGCATGCCAAATACCATTGGTCATGACTTTTTTGAAGATGTTGAAGCTCGTTTCCACGAAATCCAAAGAATAACTACCCCGACTGGGTTAAAAGAGTTAGATACTAAGGACGTCTTAGATGGTGGTCTAGGACGAGGTGAGTTAGGAGTAGTTGTAGCACCAACGGGTGTTGGTAAGTCTCATTGGTTAGTTGCTATGGGTGCGGAAGCAATGCGAAGAGGCAAAACAGTGGTGCATTATACCTTTGAATTGTCTGAATTTCTAACTGGAAAGAGATATGATGCGAACATATGCGACATCCCATGTTCAGATCTAATTGATCACAAAGAAAAGGTTATTGAGACTTATGAGAATGGTGAATATGGTAATTTGATAATAAAATATTATCCTACGCGTTCAGCGAGTGTAAATACAATAAGAAATCACTTAGAAAAGCTTAAATTAAGAAATTTTTGGCCTAGTGTTGTTATAATTGATTATGCAGATGTTATGAAGTCAACAAAAGCATATGACGCATTAAGACACGAGTTACAATTGATATATGAAGAGTTACGACAATTAGCTGCTGATTTTAACATCCCTGTATGGACAGCCTCTCAATCTAATAGATCTGGAGCTAGTGCTGATTATGTTGGGTTGGAAAACATGGGAGAATCTTATGGCAAAGCTCAAGTATCAGATTTTGTATTGGGATTATCTCGAAAACCAGAAGAAAAAGCCTCAGGTTTTGCTAGGTTATTCGTTGCAAAAAACAGAGCTGGTATGGACGGACTTCATATACCGTTGAGAATTGATACATCAAAATCAAAGTTCAAAGTTGTAAGCGATACAGATATAGAAGAGTACGAAATGTCAACTGATCCAAAAAAGAAACTAGGAAAGATTTGGGAACAAGTGAAAAAAGCTAAAGAGGATTTATCTAGTGAATAAATACACAAAAGAAGAAGTCATGAAAGCTGCTGTAGAATATTTCAATGGAGATGTATTAGCAGCAAACGTTTGGTTATCCAAATATGCGCTCAGAGATTTCGAGGGAATGTACCATGAGTTATCCCCATCAGATATGCATGAAAGATTAGCTGTTGAATTTGCTCGAGTGGAAGCAAAATATCCGAACTCAATGGATAAACAGGAAATTTACGAGTTATTCAAAGATTTCAAATATATTGTTCCGCAAGGTTCTCCCATGTCAGGCATTGGTAATCCTTATCAAGTTCAATCTCTTTCAAATTGTTTCGTAATCCCCTCTCCAGTAGATAGTTATGGTGGGATTTTGCATACAGANCAGCAACAAATACAAATTATGAAAAGAAGAGGAGGAGTTGGCTTTGATCTCAGCAATTTAAGACCCCGCGGTTTAACATGCGAAAACGCTGCTAGAACTACTGACGGAATAGAAGTATTTATGGAAAGATTTTCAAATTCATGTCGTGAAGTTGCACAAGGTGGAAGGCGTGGAGCATTAATGCTTTCACTATCGTGTCACCATCCACAGATAATGGACTTCGTCAAGTTGAAAAGGGATCTTACAAAAGTTACAGGGGCAAATATATCAGTTAGAGTGTCTGACAAATTCATGAAAGCTGTTAAATCAAATAGTTTATACGAACAACGCTGGCCTGTTGATTCAAAAGAACCTGAAATTTTAAACATGACTTCAGCAAAAGAAGTCTGGGACGAAATAATAAAATCTGCCCATGCTAGTGCTGAACCTGGAATATTATTTTGGGATACAGCAATAAAAAATACTCCGAGTGATATATATGCTGAAGATGGGTTTGGATCAACTTCCACGAACCCATG